CCCCCCCCAGTGCATCCAACTCTTTACTAGTGACCCTAGTAAGGTTGTCAATGGTATGTGTACCGTAATTAGTCCTTAAGCGGTTGTGTTTTGTTCAAGGACTCTGGTCGATACTCCAGTAATTGTATTGTTCGATCTTCACAAAGACTCTAAACTATGTGAGCAGTGTGAGGTCTCTGTCCAAAAGATCTCAAACCCCAACTTGTTCTTTACAAAGACGTAAAACTATGTAGGCAGTTTGGTCGTTGCTGCATAAATAAGCGCCAAGACTTTGTTCTATCGCTTAAGCGGTATAAGCATGCTCCCACAGTAACTGCTGTGGCATGCATGCTTTCCAAACGACTGCTACTAAGATCCAACTTATAAAAATGGAAAACACCAGATTATGCTTTGGCTTCTGATTGTAAGTTATGCGATGAAGTCGGACTTCAGCAACACATTGAAATTCGATACGGAAAGTTGCGTATATTGTGAATTTTAGAGGGACCGGTGGAAAACCGGAATATAAATTGATTGGCCTCGAGAATAAATTTTCTATGCGTAGACCCTGTTGTGAACGATTGTGAAGCTGTAGTTGGTAAGCTCAGCCTCAGGTTTAAGACCCTGACTAAGCTTCCTCAAATAACTTTAGCCACCTTTCAGAGTCGGAGTAGGTATCTCGCAACCGACTTCGCAACTTTTCTCTCTTATCCACCATGATTCGTTTTAATATTGATCTCGCGTGGATGACCGAGCACGTAAGCTCGGAGAGAGTGGCTACTCTCCTTGCATACATTCGTACTTCACTGCTGCTATTGGTTCAGATTCTTTTTCAGTGTCTGATCAGTCTCATTAGTGGAAAGACACAGGCTGTTGTGCCTGATGTTCCTACGGAGATACCGTCTGACCCCGATGAACTTCCGGGACAAAACGTTGTCTTCGAGCCAACTTCTGACAAGTACTTTCTTGGTGATTCAGTTTCCGGACTGGATAACATGGAGGTCTTTGAAGTTATTTTTCAACTGAAAGATGTGCTACAGGTCAACTGTAACCAGCGCACCACACTCTTTTGGTTCCATACGGTTTCCAAATTGTTTCAGTTCTACACCAACCCCAACTTGGCTGCTCGAGTTCTCATTTTATGGGATTATGCTCAATACGTCAAGGATAACGGGTTGCTCATGATTGTGACAGATGTGTTAACCCGTCTGTGTCGCGAACGTGATCCTAGCTTCGAAACTAGAGAGCTGGGAGTGTATGAGCCCACTTCCCTTGTGGGCAAGTTCTGTGACTTTGTGGACTCCACCGCTCGCCAAGCTGAATCTTTCCATGAGTCTCAGTTTTCGGTGAGCATGAGCAAGCTCTTTGCTCTTGCCATTGCTTACGGTGCAGTGGACGGAGCGGTGAGCTCGAAGCTCTTATGGGCAGGTCTTGTTGACAACGTGGATGTAGCGCGATGGGAGAAAGGGCATGATGTCCCTTCTCTTGTCACGGAACTTCTTACGTCTGTCTCATCCCTGCTCAAGACTGTGTTCCAGCCTCCAACTTCCAGCACCGCCTTTGTGATTACGAACCCTTATTCGTTTTTCGCTTGTTACAGGTGGCTGAAGGAGTACGAGTTCCGCCGATACCCCGTTGGTTCTACTCCAGTTGAAGGTATGGTGTCTGATGCGCTTTGGCGCCAAAACCTTTCGTCGATCTATGACTCCCGTACTTCTGTAAGGGGTATGTCGATGTCTGACAAACTTCTTTACTCTTCTGTTGTGAAGAACGTGATTGAGATGAAGGTCCGCGCCTCATCTTCGGACTACAGTGGTAGGCCTTTGCCCTTTAACATCGGGTTGATGTCTCCTCCTGGCGTCGGGAAGAGCACGTGGATTGTTCCATCCTTCGTACGCACAGCCTTGCGTGGGTTGGGTATTGATCCTCCCGACAACATTGATGATGTCATTGCCACTGTCACTTTTAGTGACAAGTACCTCTCTCAGTATCGTCCTGAGAAGCACTTGGCTGTTTTCATCGATGAGATGGGTTCTGCTAACCCCAAAAACTCTTCTGAGTCTGCAGTGATGTCAGAGATCACTCAAATCTTGGGGGAGGGGGAGTACTACCCGTCCAAAGCTGATGTGTCAGAGAAAGGGAAAGTTTCCTTCCGTTCCTTTGTCAACGTCTGTTGTTCTAACTCGGAGGATTTCGGGGTTGGCGACTACATCACCAACGTCAACGCGTTTCGACGTCGTTTCTCCGTTGTCTTCAAAGTTAAGATCCGGCCTGAGTTCCAAAAGGTCGGCCCTAACGGTGAAGCTCTTGATGGGATTGACCATACCAAGATTCCTGAAGGTTCCCTTGACGCTGTGCTTTTCAAAGCATACGTTGGAGGACCTTCAGGGTTCATGGCGGTCGTTCCCCGTGAGGATGACGGTTGGGTTTCGTTTTCGGAAGCTCGTGATTACATTTTTGTGCTCGCGAAGAATCATCACTCCAAAACGCTCGCCGTCGATCATACGAGGACAAAAGCTGCACAGATTGAGTCGTCCGAGGTTTGTACTCACGGACTGCTTAACTGTCCTGAGTGCTCGAACTGTTCCGCGTCACTGCGGCACATGCTCAGCGGAGTGAGTCTTCAGGCACAATACGTTTCTACCTCAGGAACGTACTCACCTACTCCACTGCCTGTCCGCCTGTCCGCTTTTGAACAGACTTCCTTTCTTGCGTATGACGCAATGACTTACCTCTTCTTCCTCGTATTGTGGTTTTTCTTTTGGTGTATTTACACTTGTTCTGCGGATCGATTCCGTATAATTCGCGTTAAATACACTGCGATTACTTCACGTTTGAAGGAGATTCGTCATGATATGGTGCGCGTGGATACGCTTTTAAAACGCGTCAACCATGTTTTGAACAGGTACGAACGAGTCCAGCTTCGTACCGTGGGGGCTTTATCTGGAGCTTTGGTACTTGTTCTCGGGTTTCTTGCCTTGCGTAGGAAGTCGAGATCGGTACCTTACTCTCCCACTGCGGAGCTGGCAGAGTCTTTGAGGGGGTCTCCTCCTCCTATCGATTCGGATTTTTCGGGTAATCCATGGACAACTCCCAAAGGTTTTTACCATCTCGGGAAGGGTTCGTCGATGCCCAAGAGTTCGATGTTGAACAGACTAACTCGTAACGTTATCGAGGTGGTCATTACGCCTGTAGGGGAAGAGCCTATTCGGACCCATCTTACGGGCGTGAAAGATCAGTACGCAGTAGGCGTTTGGCATTCTCTCCGACACATGTTGGACCCACGAACCACTCTCTCTGTTCTTTATCATCGGGTGAAGGAAGGGGAGTGGTTCCTTGAGCAGATATTCTCTATGCGAGGAGGAACCAACGTAGTTACCCATCTGGGGAACGACGTGGGACTTATTGTGCTTGCTGACATTTCCGCTTTCAAGGATATCACTAACGTGATCCCTGTGAAGGCGCAATATGTTGGCGAGATGCAGAAGGTCGTAGGCTTTAATGTCTTTTATTCTCGTGAAGGGTATCGTAGCCTCGTGGAGAGCTCTTTTGCAGGGGTTCACGGAACAATCAAAGTACGTAACCCTGATGGAACTCTTTACGATGTTCATGCTCTCGTTGGAAAAGGATCTTCTGACCCGTTCCACGGCCAGTGTGGGAGCCCTTTGGTGCTTAACATTGGATCTCAGATGAGTCTGGCAGCCATTAACTGCGCTGCCAACTTGCAACATCAGAGCACAGCATTTGCTCCATTATCCATGGAGTCCTTGAACGCTGGAATTCTCGCACTCAGTACTCGCAAGTCTTGGGTTGCCACTTCCAGCGTAGGAGTTTCGGATAACTCCGACCTCGCTACCCATGTTACGCCGGAGGGTTCCTCTCGGAACCATGTGTTCTGGTTGACCCCCTCGGAAATGGGCGGCATGCACTTTCGAGGTTCCTTCGGAACGGCTATCACCAGAAAGCCGAAAACGAAGGTCGTGGACATGCCTCTGAGGAAGATTTTGTTTGAGATCTTCCCCCCTGAGTACTACCACAACCTCGTGGCTCCCCAGTTCTCTCCGGTGTACATTGACTCTAAGTACGTGTCTCCCGAGAAGAACGCTCTCCTTGAGATGGG